AATATTGCGTTATGTAATTCTAAAACATCGTCAAGAACTTCAATCATTTAAACTTCGCCCTCGCCATGATCTCCGTGAGACAAGCGAGCATATTGATTTCTTGATCCGCAACAAATGCCGCTTTGTATTGATACTCACCCAATATAATAACCACATGGGGAATACTAGAACCATCAACATAATCATACAAACTGTTATAAATGCGACGTAGCAAACGAGTAGGATCATTGTCGAGGTTTTCCACAACCCACTTACGAACATTGGTAAACTCCTTATTTTTCATGGAGTGCATGAGCTCTCGTATATTTACCTCTGATATATTTACCAGTATTCCAGCATCGATACTACCAGAAGATGAATATCTTTGGAGCTCATTTAGAACTCTTCTCCAATCAGGAAAGTGTTTATTGATAACTTCGGCAACAACTCTCTCATCATATTTAACAGAATTTTGTTCCAGTATACTTTCAACACGCTTCAAAAAGTTTGTTGCAAGTTTAGGTTTCTGTGATTTGGGTATAACAAAATCTACCGTACTACAACGAGAGTGTAGCGGTTCAATCAACCTGTTCTTGTAATTGCATGTAAGAATAAATCCACAGTTCTTATGAAACTCTTCCATGAACCCACGTAGGGCTGGTTGAGTAGACTGTGGATTTAGATAGTCTGCTTCATCCAGAATGATGTACTTACGTCCACCATGCAGAGACACAGTAGACGCAAAGTTTTTGATCTTGGTTCGCAGTACATCAATACCAGACTCTTCGGAGCCATTGATCATCATATAGGTTGAACCAAGTTCACTCAGAACTGCTTTGGCAATTGTTGTCTTACCAATGCCGGGCCCACCCGACAGTATTAGATTTGGGACATACCCTTGTTCTACAAACTCAGAAAAAGTTTCCTGTAATTCTTTTGGCAGAACACACGACTGCACATCCACTGGGCGGTATTCTTCCACCCACAAAAAGTTTTCCATAATATAAATTCCTCAAATTAAGCATCGTAAGATGATTCTGGTTCCAAAGCAATCCAATACTGGATACTGTTTTTTCCATTCACAAAATGACTGATACTCTTTGAGGATACTTCAACATCATATTCACCAGACATAAGTTTTAGATTTTCAACCTTGAACCAAAACTTATATGGAACGTCTTTACCATCAGCATTAGTAACATCAATACCAACTCCATAATCATTTGCAGTAGAGTTTTTCTTATCAGTTACCTTTAGAATAGCTTTACCGACTGACATTGATTCTAGAACCATGTCTGGAGCACCAATCACCGCAGCTGCTTTTTGTACATCTGATAGAATAGTGTTAGCAAATGAAAATCTGATCTCACACTCCGGCATAGAAATATCCTTTGTCGGAGTAGTTACAACTGATGGATCAGAATACCAATAGTTCAAAAATTTACCAGAAGAATTTTCTTCTGTAATATTTACAAAATCATCTTTGAATTCCAAATCTGGTTTTTCAAAAAGAGATAGTGCAGCAAGGAATTCATTCAAATCATAGATAGCAAAGTCTTGAGGAAAACTTTCTTTCACATCTGCTTTCGCAACTATATTTTTCATAGCAGACATTGTGCTAATTTCATTGCCTGCCTTTATCACAAGGTTCTGATTAATTGAAGAAAAGTTCTTCAATACAGCAACCGTATCATTACTAAGTCTCATTCTTTAACTTCTCCTTAACTTCTTCTACTCTGCGTTCCAGAACATTAATGGTAGTATTGTAATGCCCTGTTCCATGGCCTGTCACTCTAGTTCTCAGAATACCAATCTCTTCAACTAGAAATTCCAATCTGTCAATTTCATTCATCATTTACTTTCAAGTTCGTTAATGTATAGGGCAATAATACCATAGTGAATTACTTTTAGCAAGTCACTTCTGTTCTTTCCACCCTTCTTTCCATATCGTTGTGCGTATTTCATGATGTTGCCGATACAGAAACCTTCACCATGTCCACCGTCAATAATAAACTCTGTAGCTTGAAACTTGTTCTTACTATAGTGTTCATCATATGTTGAGTCGATGTATTTTTTCAATTCGGATAACGCTTTATCCTCATCATATTTGTATTTCATTTGTTTCATCATAACATAATAAAGGAAAAGGAAGCCAAAGTCAACTCCCTTTTCCAATATTTTATGAGAATTATTTGACTGTAATTAGTCTAGGTTTCTTCTCTTCAGGCACGATACGCTCAAGTTCAATCGTGAGCATACCATTTTCAAGTTTCGCACCGTTCACCACTAGATCATCTGCAAGAGTAAACTTACGTTCAAATTTACGATACGAAATCCCCCTATGATAAGTAAACTCATCTTCGGGTTCTTCCTTTTTGTCTGATCGAACCGAAAGTGTACCTTCGGCTACTTCCACCTCAATATCGTTCTTACTGAAACCAGCAAGAGCCATTTCGATTGTGTAATTATAGTCACCTACTTTCTGAATGTTGTAAGGTGGAAACCCTGTGGAATTGACATTATTATCCACATACCGATTGAGCGTATCAAACATACGATCAAAACCTACGGCATAAGGGGTTAGTTGATTAAAGTTGTCGATTAGACTAAGTGTATTTCTTACCATTTTTTATCTCCTTTAAAAGCAAGATTATATTATGCACCCCATTAAGGCGATGCGTTAAAGTGAAATGGTTTTTGGGGGAGAACCATTTCAAAAACTCCCTTCGATGGACTTACGAATCGCCATCTGTACTATTATATATAGGGATTAATTTTTAAATTTCAACCCCTATACAAAATTTATTTAACCCTTGGAGCTCCAGGCCTCTTGTAAAGATTATTCTTTATAAACATATCCCAACCCTCCTTAGTGCCTTCCTTACCAGTACGATCTAGGTATCTATTATAGAGTGACTCAAGTTCATCATCACTACGGTACTCTATGGCATCTTTATGGTCAAAGCTTGACTCAACAATCGTTGCAAGTTGGGGTTGTTTAAGTGCATCATACCATTTCATTTCAATTCTCCTTATAAATTTACGAGGTTTCCCTCTCTGATTTTCTTAGTGTCCCACGATTGGAACCATGAAGTTGGGGAAGTAACGTGCAGAATTTAGAAAGCATTTTCTGTATCAGCGCCTTCTCGTAAAGGATTAGGAACCTCAGGCTCTTCACCGACATTGATACCAGCATCAATCTTGGTGTAGAGATCAAGGAATGACTCTTTAGTATCCTCATCGAACCGAGCGACACAGAGTTCAATCGCCTTCATCTTATCACCAAAGATTGCAAACGCTTTTACAATGTGATCCAACCGGCGGGTGGAGATGACTTCATCGACACCACCATCAAAGAAGGTCTTACGGATCACATCAGCCCAAGTGACTAGGTTAGTAGCAAACTCATTATCCTCAGCACCATACTTCTTCATGGCTGCCTTGATAATCTTGGTTTCAGTACCAACCGAAGCGTAGGGCTGTTCAATCGTAATCGCAAACCGTTCAAGGAACGCTTCGTTGAGAATGTTGGTTCCAATGAACCGTCCATCTTCAGAGCCCTTACCTTTAGTATTGGCAGTGGCCATTACATTGAATCCCTCTTTAGGAGTGACCCACTTGTTGATCTTCTTGAGGAACACACCTTTGCCCTCAAGAACAGGCTGTAGAGCAAGCAACTTGTTTGAACCTAGATCACACTCATCAAGAAGTAGAGTGCAACCCCGTTCCATTGCTTCGATCACAGGGCCAGGAACAAACTTGGTTTCACCATTGACCAACCGAAAACCACCGAGCAGATCATCCTCATCAGTTTCGATAGTGATGTTGACCCGAATGAGTTCCTTGTTGAGTTTGGCACAGACCTGTTCGATCATGAGAGTCTTACCGTTACCAGACAGACCAGTGACAAAGATAGGATAGAACATTCCAGACTTGACAACTTTCTCAATCGTGGAGAAATTGCCCCAAGGTACGAACCCTTCAAACGCAGCAGGAATCAAGTTCTGTTTTTCCATATTGGATGCAACCAAATTAACAACTGATGCCTCAGCATTCTCAGGGGCAGCAGTAATAGGAGCAGCAGAAGCACCACCCTCAATAGGTAATTTATACGCATTGTAACCAACAGAACACGCTTTACGAAACCATGTTGGAAAGGGAACACCTGCTTTTGCAGCAGCTTCCTTTGTCATTGCTTTCGTAATCGTTGCACCATCACCGAACATTTTAGCGGCAATATCAACAAACTGTTTCTTACGAGGTGAGAGATACATATTCAATCCTTTTCTGTTTTCTCATCTTATATCCTAAGCTAACACATGGGCTAGGATATGTCAATAGCATAATTGGCTTTTTTTATGAAGTGTGACATTTTTATCACGCCACCAACTTGACAAATTTATTAAGCAACTGGCGACTTGAGATACGACCCTTCATCGACTTACCGAAGGCAGACTTAAGCTTTGCCTTGGAAGCACCAACTAGCTCATCGTTCAGACCAGCGTTTTCAACGCCAAGACTTGAACCACCGGGCAGTACATAGTACTCATCATACCCAGCTGAGGTAATTGCAAGATACTTGTTCTTATTAATGAACTTTACCTTTTCCATGATAAGGTCACGATCATATTCTCCTAGAAGATACTGAAGAGTTCGTTTATCAACTCGACCAGACTTACCAGAACCAGCAATAAAGAACCCGATTACATTCATATCATAAACACGACTTTTCAGAATCTTGATCAACTCATCCGTAACATTATCTCCTGCTTTGAATTCATAAGACTTATTTGTTACTGGATCAGTGATAACTGAAACGGTAGTGTGATCATACCGATTTGCAAAAGTCTTTCTAATTTCTTTGTACTCACCAGTTTCAGTATCCAAGTCATAGTCCCAAACACCGCCAAGAGTATTTGATGCACCATCAGTCAGAAATACGGTATTGACTTTCTGTACGCCAGTATCAGACTTGAACTTGGGAACATAATCCATCATCGCAATGATTGACTCATTAAGAGGCGTTCCACCCAACCGCATATTATTAGGTTCGCTGTAGGGATATCCCGAAATTGTCCAATCACGATAAAGCCGGCTATATCGTTCACTTAACATTGTGAGACTGTGCATCATCTTGTTTTCTTCAGTAAGAGTCATATTGCTTGAGAAGAAGTTAAGCAATTTAAAATCATTCAGAGCAATATCCCCTGCCTTAAATACTTTTTTTGGAGACACAGGGCTACCATACCGATCTCGACCATAAGCATCAGAGAACGCAAATACCTCAAAAGGAATTTTTGTCCGGCGACAGAACCAGATCAAATTGAACAACTGAGCAACCGTTCCTTTAAGGTTCTCACACATGGAACCAGACCAATCAATAACCATAACCATACCGTGGTTTGTAGCGCCGGGCAAAGTAGTTACTTTCTTGAACAGGTCTTCATTGTATTTGTAAGTGTGTAACTTACCCATATCCAAAGAACCAGTTTTTGAAGTAGCAGCCCGAGCATAGGCATCAGCAGACTTCTTCATCTCAAATTCTTTGACCATGTAAGCAATGGTTTTCTTGTTATCATTCCTGAGAGTTTCTAACTCTTCCAGAGTACTATCCCAAAAGAGAGTTCCATTACTTTCCTTACCCTTATTCCATGCCACATCAAATTCTTCAATCACTTCTTTGTAAGGAAGAATTATTTCAGAGAGATTAACTTTAGGAATTCGACCATATCCCCGATCATTAGCAGACTTGTCCAGAAGGGCATCCATACCAGCTTTGGTAGAAGCATCAGTAGTTGCTTTTGGAACAGAACCACCACCAGAGGAATTTTTTCCACCTACTTCAGAACTTTCGCCTTCTTCAACTTTGGCATCGCCATCAGCGTCATCGTTGCCATCGTCACCAACACCACCAGCAGGAGCATCATTTCCATCTTCTTCACCTTTCTCATCACCAGCAGAAGGCCTTCCTTCACCAGTTTCTTCATCACCATCATCACCAGAGGAACCACCAGAGGCACCGTCATTTTCATCAGAGGGATCACCTTCATCACCTTCTTCACCAGAATTGTGATTGTCGGTTTCTGATTCGTTTTCTTCCATCCACTTGTAGAGCTCTTCTGCAAGGTCAAGAACCTCAGCAGGAGTTTCAGTACTTGCAGCCCGATCTACCCAAACCTTTTCTTCATCAGAAAAAGTAATATCAGGATTACCTTTAAAGAACAGATTAATCCGATCAATCAAATTGCAAGAGTTGACATCCTTACCGTTAGTGCCAAAGAAATCTTTGATAACTAGTTCAGAATATCCACGTTTGAAAACACCAACCATACCAGCATATTTGCGTTTAACAAATTTCTCGATACGAGCATCTTCAAGAATGTTTACGAAACTGTGATCAATCTTACGAACCGCAGCA